GTTTGATTATGTTAGCCACAGTCACGTCACTCACACCCACTATCCTGCTGATGCGTTTGTAACCATACCCTCGGTTGTGTCGGTCAAGCACCACCTCTTCCAACTCCGCACGGGTAGCGTACTTGCCACTGCTCAGGGGTCTACCCTTCTTCATCGGCTTGGTCGATTGCGGGTGACGTTCCCCCGTCGTATAGATTGTCTCAGTCATGTCCTTCCTCATAACTTGTTTGTACCAATGTGAACTACCTTGCCGCAGTCAGGCTTGGCTTGCTTGTTGTCGTACACCGCCCACAACACAGGGCATGACCACGTACCCCAGTCGTACACGTACCCATCGGTGAACACAATCACAGCTTGCGGGTCTATCTTGTGCTCGGTCATGTAGTTGGGCACACACCGCACGTCGGTACCACCACCACCGGCTGGCTTGGTGCTTTGCACTAGGGTAGACAATTCGGTAGTACCATACGATTCATCCCCGCATATCTCGGTGTCCCAATACAGTAGGCGTATGCGCTCGGGGTGCACCATGTCACACACTGCCTTGACCTCGGATAAGAACGCAGTCAACTCACGCTGTCTGATAGATGCTGACGTGTCTAGGGCAATCACTAACTCCTTTACCTGCTGACTGATACCGCTTGGCATATACACACCGGCAGATACAAACCTGCGATTGGGGCGCGACCATGTAGAGAAGTCCTTACCAGCACACGTTGTACTGATGAACTCACGCAGTACCTCACGCCAATCGATCTCGGGTTTGAGTAACGCCTCAAGGTCACGGGCACCACCACTACCCAGCTTACCGGCAACAAGTGCACCCTGACGCACGGCCTCCTCGATCTCACGTCCGAGATCATCCTTCTCACCTTGGGTCAACTCCTCGGCACCCTCCCAATCATGGTCATCCATACCATCACCCAACCCACAGTCATCGTCGGGGTCAGGCTCATCGAGTGAGTCATACAACTTATGGAATACTTGGGCGCTGTCCATGTCACGGTACTGCTCATCGATCAACCCGACCTTGGGCATCTTGATAAACCCCATACCATCATCACTATCGGACAACTGGATGTTGATAACATAGTCACAGGCAACGTTGGCTAAGGTCGGATGCTTCTTGTAAAGATGTTCCCACGTCGTCAGATGCTTATACATCTTGTGGTAACACTCGTGCAGTACAAGGAACCGTAGCTCTGGGTCAGTCAACCCATCAACGAACGACCTACCATACATCTCATCGCGGCCATTGGTGCAAGCGGTTGGGACGGTATCACTCACCGTCCGGTCGCCCACCATCAGCACACTTGAGAGACCCACGTACTTGTCGTGCGCCATGACAGACATCACTGCCTTCTCTAACCGCTGCTCGGCAGTCAGTGCTTGGTTAAGTGCTAACATGTTTCCTCCTTACTTGTCTGCTGTAAACAGATAGTTGTTGTCCATCGCCCACTGCGTGAACTTCTTGTTGGTCATCACCATCGATTGCTTGGTGTACTTCTTAGACCGAACACCGTTGGCGAACACACCCTGCGCTTCCTTGGATAGGCGCAACATGTAGGTCATCCACTGGTCAACCCAATCACGTTCGAGTGTGGCCAACACCTTGTACACAACCATCATCACAGCACCCGCGCTGGTCGGCACTAGCGCACCACTAGGATCAGACTTGATCGAATCGATAGACGGCAACTGATCGGCAAGTCTGGCAAAGGCCATCATGTCACCCGCTGCTGACCCACCGATGGTACCAATCAGCAAAGACGTTAGTGTCTTGTCATCGAACTTGTCGCGCACCTGCATCCAATCACTGGCAGCTTCGAGTGACCGAGGTGTAACAAACGCCGTACGGGTAGACCTTGGGTGATACACATAGTCGTTATCCTCTGGGTCTTCGACATCACGGAAGTCAGCGAACGCCTTGTCGTTGTTGCGACACCACCCCAACACAGTAGGATCGACACCGTTGTTGATACCCCACTCGATCCACTGCTCCCACGTTGGCTTGGTAGCCTCGATCACCGTCAGGCGATTACATGCGTGTGCTGGTAACAAGTCACCGACACCCTCACCACCTAGGTTCGTCGTCGCAAACACAATGCTCTCGGGGTGTAGCGTGTAGCTCCCGATCTTACGTTCGAGCATCATACGCAATAGCGCNNCCTTGCACGAGTATCGTGCGTTGATGACCACCGGCAAGGATTGCTTGAGTGATCGCGTCTAGGTTTACCGCATACAAATTGGCTGATGTTGCCATTTTATGTCCTCCTTCATTGGACTGGTTGTTGTAGTATGGAATTCCATACTGGTTTGGTTAACACGTTTACCGCTTGTTCCTATGCACTCGGTTGTATCTCGCATACTCCCGTGTATCGACATGCTTAAAGAAGTGCATCGTGTCGCTCGAATACATATACATGTAGTGGAACTTCTCCTCCTCACTCATGCCGTTACGGATGGCATCATCGAACGCATCCTTCGGGTGCAGCATCGCGCGCCCATGCTTGTACCACATCTTGTCTTCCGCTGCGCTGTATCTCATCTCAGTTCTCCCTACTAGTGTGTTTTACAAGTCAATGGTTGGTAGGCTGCTGATAACGTCTTCTACCACCGATCTGGTTTCGGCACGAAGGCTGCTGTCCTCCTTGAGCGCCTCGGGTGATATCGGCAACTTACCTACACCGCGAAACTGATCTTCGAGCTTGGTGCGTATCGCCTCCATCTGGGTATCACCCGTCAGGTTGCACGTCTTGAGCATGTCGATCATATCGAGCACACCATCGAACGTCGTATTGTGCAACGGCTTGCGCTTCTCACCCTTGTTGTAATCCAGACTGTTGTGCAGTCGTTCGAGGTACTTGCGGGTACGGTTGAACACATCACCCATCGCCTTGGTGATCTGCGCCTCGTAATGCTCCTGATATTGTGTTTTCAGGAGTGCCGCTTGTTCGTTCCCCATGTCAACCCGAAAGTCACCGGCTTCTGGCACGGGTGAGTAGGTCACGTTGAACGCAAACTTACGGGCCAGCTCATGCACAGAAACATAGTCGGCATCGTTGAACAGGTCGCCCAACTTGGTGCGGGACTGGATGATTTCCCAATCGTACACATCGAGGAACGCTTGCACCAAACGATTGAACTCCTGCTCGAACGCCGTCATCTGCGCTTGATAGTCGAAGAACATGGCAGTCGGGACTAACCGCTGACCAAGATCTGACCAAGGCATTGTCAGGGTATAATGTATGTTGCGGGAATTGGAAACGAAGTCTTGAACCGCTCTCAACTCGGCGCAATCACCTAGCAACTTCTTACTGACGTTGGCGGTGCCTGACTTAGCATTGTTGTGCAAGGTGACCTGCGCTGATGCGCTCTTGTCTTTCTTGCGTCCTGTCCAGACCGACGCGCTAAACTCGACGATCATGGCGCTTGATTGTATCGACGGGGCCGACACGTTGGGTACTGCTGTTAACATGTTATCCATTCTTATATCTCCATAAGATGTTTATGTGACGCAGTATGGAATTCCATACTGGGTGAAGTGCTGACGGAATGCCCCACTCACAAACACATTATGACACAGTTAGCGTCTGATGTCAAATGATGAAGAAGGGTCGAGTATGGTGTAGTTGTGTGTAGTACAGTGAATGTTCTTGAATGTTCCGGTAATGTTCGGTTGGAAAATGGCGCAAGTTATTGATAAGCAAAGAATGTAGTGAATGTTCGGTAATTCTGGTGAGGAGACTCTAGCTCCGCCTTAGAGAGAAGGCAGGAGATTTTTAGGAACAAAGGAGCTGATAAGATGTTAGAGAGACGGTTTGAATAAAAAGAGAGTTAAGTAATTTTATTTACAGAACATTATTAAAATATATATATATATAGGGCTTTTTGTATCCAAGACAATAGACCCAACTACACGAGATTACACGGAAATACACCAAACATAATGTAGTAGAACGTAGTCGTGATTACCGAACATTGCAGGAACATTACCCCTTTTTACCGAACATTGCGGAACATTACCAGTATGGAATTCCATACTGCGCTAGACGCGCCGTGCTACTACGGGAACTGGTATCGACAACGTGTTTCTCTGTCGGCTCGACCTGATGCGGCGCGCTACTACGGGAACTGGTATCAAATTTATTTGAGACAAAAAAAAGCCCCTCCGAAGAGGGGCCAGTTGGTTAGTGGGTGGGTTCAGTCTTGCCTAGGTCAGCCAAGATATCATTCAACCTGCCCAGATGCTGCTGAGTCTTGAATCCTTTTGGCAATTCGTTCTCAGGGTTTAGCAGTAGTTTTTTGGCAGAGTCTAGCATCACCGCCAATTTCTCGGCTGTTGATTTCTTACCGTCTGCCTTATCTTCCCTAGCTTTACGTACGGCTTCATTTGGATCCTCACCGTTAGCCACGGCTTCAGCCCGAATTAACCGCGCCGTTAAGGAGTCCTTATAATCCCTTAACTTGCTAGATACCACCGCCTGTTCAGCGTCCCTCTGATCCCATTGCTCGGCCTTCATGTCGGCCTTCTTGCCTAGGTACCTATTGAGGCCAGCTTTATTGTATAGCGCCAAGGTGATCCTCTGCTTGATCCATTCCCTAGACTCGGTACCTTTAGCGAAGTCTTCAGGCGTCCAGCCGTCAGACTCAAGGCGGTCAAGCACTAAACCCCGCGCCGTCATTGCCGAGATTTCTTTCTTTTGGTGGCTCTCAATATTCTTGGCTAGTGCCAGTGACATCTTGCCATTGAAGCCCATTGTTAACGTACCCGCTGCTTTTGAATTACTCATATTTATATCTCACATTTAAGTTTATGTACCAGTATGGAATCCATACTGCAGGCCGTGGGTTAATCCCTCCGACTTGTAAACAAGTTAACACGAGACGGTGGATAGTCCAGCAATACCTAGGGTCGCGTGATGATCTGGATCTGGCTGGATGGATGCCCGTTTTCTGACACGGCGACCCCTACCTACCCCCTATGCACCACTTCTCCTACAGGGACTCCAGCATTACTATAGCATTACTAATCTACACGAATAATGACCGTTTTTTTGAGTTCAGACCCCCCACCCCCCTATATATAGGAACACCCCCCGGTAGGAGTCCCAACTTATTGTTGCAAAAAATTATTTTTGGTGTAAATTGGTGCCATTAGATAATAACCAGTGTATATCTATGACAGTGATGCTTCAGCCAGAAGTCGGTATACCCATATCAGCGGACATGACGTACCTAGATCTTAAAGTCCGTGCGGAAGCTGCGTGTAACACTGCTTTGTTATTGGCAGAACACGGGCTAGACATCACCCCAAACAAAGAAGACAAAGACGTAGCGGCTGGGATAGCAAAAAATTTCGCAGAGAATCCAGAGAAAACCTCTAAGACACTATCAGTTACCCGCTCTTCTAAGCTAACACCTGCCTCGTTAGTACTTACTAACAGCATCCTGCAAGAGTTTGGACAGTCTGTGGCCGAGAGTGCTACTCAGATACGACATCTTGTCACCAACAAGCTCCTGTTAGAGTCAGAGAACCCAGACCCACGGGTAAGAATCCGTGCCCTAGAGCTGTTAGGTAAGATCTCGGACGTTAGTTTGTTTGCAGAGAAGTCAGAAGTCACTATAACGCACCAGTCTACGGACGATCTACGTGCCAAGCTGCGTCAAAAGCTAGAGAAGTTGGTCAATCCGCCAGAAGAGTTGGGTGCCCCTATCGTATTTGAAGGCGAAGTAATCGATATTGACGCTGAATTAGGTATAGAACCGGCTAAACCCGAGGTAGACGAAGAGTATGACGATGAGTGAAGTCGCATTTGACTTTACAGAGGATGAAATCCAAGTGATGTTGGATAATCTTGACGAGTATACGCAGGATGAAGTCGTTGAGATCGACAAATTAGTTGAGGAACTGAGCGCACGTAAGAGAAGTAAGTTAGCGTACGACGATTTGATAGAATTCTGCAAGGCGATGATGCCTGAGTTTATTGTGGGTAAACATCACCGCATATTGGCTGACATGCTGATGGCAATTGAGGGTGGGAACAAAGATCGGGTATGCGTAAACATACCCCCACGTCACGGTAAGTCCCAGTTAGTGTCTATCTTCTATCCAGCGTGGTATTTGGGCAGAAACCCTAATAAAAAGGTCATGATGGTGTCTCATACTACCGATTTAGCGGTAGATTTTGGTCGTAAAGTACGTAATTTAATCAATACTGATGCCTATATATCCGTGTTTCCTACCGTGAAATTAGCCTCTGATTCCAAGTCTGCGGGTCGGTGGAACACCAGTGTAGGGGGTGAATACTATGCCTGTGGGGTAGGTTCTGCCCTTGCTGGACGTGGTGCTGACCTGCTTCTGGTGGATGACCCGCACTCTGAGCAAGATGTTATTAACGGTAACTTCTCTGTGTTTGAGAAAGCCTATGAGTGGTACACGTTTGGGGCGCGTACACGTCTTATGCCCGGAGGGCGGGTAGCGATTATTCAAACCCGTTGGCACATGGATGACCTGACAGGCCGTGTTGTGCGGGATATGACTCAGAACGACAAAGCTGATGAGTTCGAGGTGATCGAGTTCCCTGCGATCCTAGAGACCTCGGATAAGAAGACGGGTAAACCTATACAGAAGCCGCTGTGGCCTGAGTTCTTTGACTTAGACGCTTTGCTACGGACTAAGGCGTCGATGCCGGTCTTTCAGTGGAACGCTCAGTATCAGCAGGAACCTACGGCGGAAGAAGCTGCTATCGTTAAGCGTGAGTGGTGGAGTATCTGGACAAAGGAAGACCCGCCTAAGTGCGAGTATATTATTATGTCGTTAGACTCTGCTGCAGAGAAGCACAACCGTGCTGACTTTACAGCCCTGACGACGTGGGGTGTCTTCTTTAATGAAGAGGTAGAAGCGTACAACATCATCTTGCTGAATAGTATTAAGAAACGGTTGGAGTTTCCCGAGCTAAAAGAGTTGGCGTTGGAAGAGTACGCTGACTGGGAACCTGATGCGTTTATCGTGGAGAAGAAAAGTTCTGGTGTGGCGATCTATCAGGAGATGCGCCGTATGGGACTGCCAGTACAGG